TTGCTGGCTCCCTGCGGAGAGATCACATAGGCCCTGGCGCCTTCCCACCACTGTCCAGCAGCTATGGGCTTGCTGGGGCGGAAACCTTCCAGCTTGACCACATCAGTGTCAGGCAAGGTCATGGGCGGACCACGTACAAACTCCACGTCATGTTCAAAGATGGCCATGGGGTGATCTTGGTGCACACACTGATTCCACAGTTGCCAATGGCTAAGAAAACAACCCTGTGTGCCAGGGCGAGCCATGTACAGGACGCATTTTTTGTGCCCTTGATAGATCTCAATGTCATGTTTTGCCAGATCAGTGGCACGTCCATCCACACCAGGCCAATACGTCAGATCCCAACCGTGAGTTTGGCCCGTGGTCATGGCATGCAGACTCCAGGCTTCACTGAGTTCATGTGATTCTAGTCGTATGATGTAGCCCTTCAACGCCACGATTCTACCTTGTTCACAAAGTCAGACTGATGTTTTTTATCGCCTTTGCCGGTGAAGAAACGCATGCCACGCTTGTTGCCCCAACTGCACCATAATATGTCAATGGTTTCAAATTCTATGTCTCGGAATGCTTCACGCAGACAGTCCTGATCCATGAACCAATAGGCACCACGATCAAAGGTGGTCAACAACAGATCACGGAAGTGCGCACGGAACTGCTGACCCGCTGACCCTGTGCCCAGACCAATGCAACTGGCTATCAAGGTACCGGGATCCTTGGGCTTGCGCATGGCTCTAGGAGACCGAGTAATTGAGTCAAACTCTTCAGTATCAAAAGCTCCCTGCAAGATGGTATCCGCATCTATCTGCAGCACCTGTTGATCCGGACCAAACAGTTCGGCCATGCGCAAGAATCTAGCACAACTGTAGTAGATCTTTTTTTTGATTTCCGTCATGTCCATGGTCTTGAGCATGCGCATGTTCATCTCATTCCTGGCAGTGCTGGCAGACATGGGCATGCGTTCTAAAAATACAGAATCAATGATTTCCCAGCTGTGAGTCACCCGTTCGTGGACTTCAAGATCTGTGGGCGGTGCCTGATCTACTACCAAATGCACATGTACATGTATCCATGAGATTTGACTTACTATGCTGTGGATCAAGGGACGCACATATAAATCATAGTAAACCATGTCACTGCTGACATAGATCATGCGTTGACCTTGTGGCCTACTACCCAGTAGTTCAGGCAGTGTCCAGGTCATAGCTTACAGTTGTGCCAGACTAGCCAGGCTCTTGTCCACCCAGGGCAGGATCAGGTCCTGTTGGCGTATGTGACCATGAGCATGTATGCTGCTATCAGCGGATTCAGGCAATAGAGACAGTTCAGACAAGTGGTACCAGGTAGTAGTTTTTGGGTCTTGGGGTGCATGCGAGCTTTTGTACACTATGGCATGTATCCAGGGATCCGCGGAACGTTGTTGGAAAAAACCTGCACGACAGTCCCAGCCTGCGGTGGCCAGCATGCAGATCAGGCTGACCATGGTATGATGATAGTAGCTGCCAGCGTCAAGATAGTAGGCCAGTTGCCCACGTTGTGTGAGTATGGTTTGAGGCACACTGATAACCAGCATGCCACCTGCGCTGGTCATGTGCCACCACTGGCTCAAGGTCTTCAAGGGATTCACAGCATACTGGAATGCATCATGGCACCACAACACGTCAAAACCGCCTGGGTGTGGAACTATGTTTTCCTCAAAACTACCTTGTTGGTAGGCTATGTTGAGATATGGTCTGATAGCTCCTGGGGCAGGCGCCAGATCTATGCCGTAGCAACGTATGTTTAAGGGTTCAGGATCTTCGTCGCGGGTGGTGGCCGTGGCCCACCATATCAAATCATCGCCGGGGCCCGAGCCCAGATCTATCATGCTGGTCACACTGGCCATGAAGTCATCGTATTCATACAAGGCATTCAACACCTGTAGACTGTGGCTGTGACTGTCACCGGGATGTACAAACTTCATACCTGTATGTCCTCCATACCTGCGGTACGCAATCTCACAATATGTCCACTCATCCAGGACTTACTATCCAGACCTTTCATGATGCCCAGCCAGCGATTGCGCAGTAGGGCAACTTCGTTGATGATGGTTTCAAAATCTATGACTTCGTCTTCGCCGTCTACGTATTTTTCAGCATCTCTGCTGGTCAACGCACGAGCGTAGCCTTCTAGATATTTTTGGAAATGTCGACGGCGGATTTTTCGTAATTGGATGTTAAGATAGTTCAGCACTGCTTCTATCTCTTGTAGCTGGTTAAATCTGTGTTCGGTTATGCCCGGTAGTTCCTTGATATTTTTTTCCATTAGGCCAGTGACTCGCACATCACGTCGTGCGTCTTCCAGTTCACTTTCATAATGAGCTATGAAATCAGGAATGTCTCCTAGCGATGTAGTGATTTTGCTGTACCACATATTTAAATTTTGTTTTCTATAAAATATTGATTGATGTGCGGGAACAACTTTTTCCAATCAGTTCCGCGTCGATGATCTATGGCATTTAGTGTGGCATGTAGTTTGGATAGCTTTGTGCGATCTGGTGTTTGTGCATTGACCATTAAACACACTCCTTCTAATCGTTTACGGGCTTCAAGGTCCCACGATGTTGTAACTGGATAATATTCTAGCAGTTCACCTAGTTTGTTTTTAAAAAAATCAGCACCAAACATATTAGGATGGTATATTTCTTCATACCCGCTATCAACCACATGATAGGATTGAGTAATTTTTGAATTTTGTTTTTTATACTCTGCAATTCGATTTTGCAAATCTAATGCAGTACCAATACTTAACGAAGTAACAACCTGATGTACGGATATTGACAACCACTTATGCTGTATTAGGTATTCAAAATTTTCTTGCCATTGAGCAAGATCCAGCCCATTTCTAATAAATTCTGCTTGCGGACCCCAGCAGTCAAGACTTGCATTGATCTGCACTCGTTTGATTTTTTTAGTAACTATCAGATCTTTACAGGTCTCAACAAATCTTTTTACCACAGCTGGCTTTGAATTTAGGTTGGTGTTGATTGCAATGGTTAGAGTTTGATTTTGTTTGTTTTTTACAAATTCTAATATGCTCCATAGCTCTTTTTGCAAAAAAGGTTCTCCACCAAGTATGCTGATAGTTTCAATGCTTTGATAGTTTCTATCTACCCAATTCAACCATGCAGAAAAATACTGGTCTCTATTGGATATCTGTTTCACTGGCATGATACCGACAGGATACGGTCCATATTTTTTAAGTTCTTCGTTGTTTCTTGAACTGAATATAGGCGAACAATACACACAAGCAAGATCACACGTGTTAGACAAATACAGCTCTACTATGCGAGGTGTTACTTTTTGATCCCCGGCTGGATCAAAGTCCACCGGAGTTAAACCTGGAATATTATTATGATACAAGCGGTCACTAACTCCGCCTTGTTTTTCGACATTTTGGCAATACTCGCAACCACGTCCGGGCCATTGACCAGCAAGCATTTGTTGTCTGTCGTTTAATACTTCAGGAGTATTGTGAAAATCATCAAAATTGTTTAGAGTAACTGATACAGTATCTACCCTGTGACAGCTACTAGAAGTTCCGTTGTACAGCCGGAAGGTATTCCATCCCCATTTATAAACACAAGCAGTGTCATTGCGAATAGGAAATACTTGGTCGGACATTAGTTTTCCCAATCCTCCTCATCCTCATCCTCGTCTTCATCCTCATCCTCATGATCTTCATGATCTTTAAGATAGTGAGCAAGAGCACGTTTAACTTCACTGTCGCTTTTAAATACTGTTTTAATTTCATCAGCGTCTGCGTCATTGTCAATTAATACACTTACCAAGGTTTCTGCCGCTTCGTCGCGATCCACTGTGTTTACATAACGCTTGAGTTCGTTCCAAATCTCTTTGCTTAATTCTACTGACATCCGTTATTCCTCCGTGGCTGTATCTTCAGTACTTACCGTTTCCCGTTGATTTGCAAAATCAGCCATGACCTTGTCCAGGCAACCTTCTTCGTTGCTTTCCCAGGCCTTGCGGAACTGTTTGATGATCTCGCCATCCGACGTCACAAACATGAGTCGGTTACCGTCCTTCTTCAGCAGGCCTTTCTTTTCAGCCAAATCTGTCAGGCCCGAATAAGGATTCATGCCTGTTTCATAAGGAATCTTGACCTGCACACCTTCGAAAGGTTTGGCATAGCGTGTTTTCATTACTTTACATCCGGCACGGATGCCCATGACTTCCGAAATTTTGTTGCCATCTTCGTCTTCTTTGAGCTTCATCTTCTTCATGGCCACTACGATACTGCTGGCATAGATAAAGCCTTGTCCACCCGAGATTTTGTCATCGGGGTCAAACATGTCCTGGCTGGCGTAGGTATGATTGGTACACACCAAGCCCACGTTGTAGTTTCCAAACATGTTCACACAGTTGCGAACCAAGGCTGTGAGTGCTTTGGGCTTGCGACCTAGGTCACCTTTCATTTCACCAGCATCAAACTGATTTACGTCAGTGGGTGTCAGCAACATGCCCAAGCTGTCTATAATAAACATGACCTTGGGACGCTCACCATCGGGCAAGGCCTTGTAGTCGGCCATGAATGTTGAGATGGTCTTGGCCACGTCGTCAATCATGCTCATGCTGAGTTTGAGTAGTTTGCTTTCGCTGGTATCTACTCCCAAGGCCTTGAGCCAGTCCTCGTCCAGAGCATTTTCACTATCGATCAACACAACAAAGATACCCTGTTGTTGTGCGTGCTTGGCAATGTTGCCTGAGCAAATATAACTCTTGCCTGCACCCGAGTCGCCAGCAAACACCGTGACCTTGCCCAGGGGAATACCCTTGTTGAAGTCGCCAGAGATCAAGTAGTTAAGTGCAAAGTTGCCTGTACTGATCCAGTCTGTGGGATCATTGAAGCCGATGCTGAGTCCGTCGATGCTCTTGGTGATTTCCTTGCGGAACTTGCTTACGTCAAATGGTTTTCCCATGATTTTCCTTTAGTGAAGTAGTAGAGTCGCCCGATTATTGGCTTTAGAATTTTTATATAACATAGTTCTATAATACTTGAGATTTTTTCCTAAGTCTATGATGTTGGCAATTGGAATTTGTGTTGCTATTGCTTTGACACCTTTTTGTTGTTGCCAGTTGATGAATTCTTTGCTGTATGGTATTGTTTGAGGTCGATCTAGATTGAGTTGAAAAGCATATTCCAAAGTTTCGTAGTTGTAATGATCTACAAATTCTAAATCAGTGTCCCAAAATTGCCATTTGTTATAAAACTGCCTGCCAACGTAGGTGTAACCAAAACTCAAATTTACCACATCATTGTTGCTGATCATAGTGTTTTGGAATGGATTATCAAACACTTGCCATTTTGATTGTGCCTTGAATTCGATGTCTTTGGTAAAAAAATGTTCTAATCTATGCACTGTCATGTTGACTTCTTCGTAGGGAAAGATAAATCCTAATTTTTTCATGGCCTCGGCCAGCCGTATTTGTCGGATTTCATCTGGATAAAGATCGTGCAATGTCCATCCAAGTTGGCTGACAGTTTTGTCTTGTGAAAATCGCAATTTATCTATGTCAACAATGTTCTGTTGAGACAGCACCCATTGTTCGTGTTGACGATTAAGAAATTTTTGATCAAGATATTCGAGAAGATCTGTATGCTCGGCAAACTTTTGATGGCACAATCTCGGCATCACAGAGTTGGTCAAAGTCACAGCATTGTGCAACTGGTTCAAATAACGGTCAACTGATGAAGAAATATTGCCGTCATCTGAGTAACTGTTACAACCGTCAGCATTGGATTTTGCTACCACATGTTCCAATATGTCTGAATTATAAACAATATCAAACTCAATTGAATCGTTGGTATTTTCAAATATTAAATTTAATTTCATTATCTGTAATCAGGTAGATGCACAGGGACTTTCCCTGTGCTTGATCTATCAATAGCTTACTGCTTTTGACGTGCCCGGATCATGGCCAAGATGTCTTCAGCTTTTTGAGTTGCGGGTTTGGCCGCCACTGGTGCTGATGCCACAGCAGGCGCATCATCTTCGTCAAAACTGCTTGAAACCGCCGAAGCTGGTCGGGCCACAACTGCGGGAGCATCTTCATCTACTTGTGCAGTACCGGATCCACCAGCTGGAGCATTGACCCCTGCTGGACGGAAATACTGACCCCAACGTTCGGTATCATAGGTCTGCCCATCCACACTTGCTTCAAACATTTCCTTGATCACCTTGACTTCGGCCTCACCTGGACGCTTGGGCAAGAATGTGCTCAAGTCAAACAGGCCGTGCTTTTCTACTGCTGCCTGTTCCACTTCGGTCAGTGCCGACTCTTTGCGTGCCCATTTGCTACTGTTGTAGTCAGCAAATCCACCTTTGCTGGTCTTGCTAATACGGAAGTCCAGGCCACGCATCAAGTCTGTTGGCAATTCTTCCAATTCTGGATCCATCAGTGCACCTTTGATAAGTGTAAAGATTTGCGGACCAATGATAAATCTGCGGATTGGATTCTCTGGTGTCTTGTCGTCAGCAAGTGGATTCTCACGCACAAAACCTTGGAAAATGTAACTGCGTTTTTTCCAGTACTTGCGACCCATGTCTTCTAGAGCCTTGTCCTTGAACCAGGTGCGAACTTCTGTCAGCACAGGGCAGGTCTCTTGCCACATCTCCATGCATGGCACTTGGACGTAGACTTGTTTTGAGTCTGCTTCGCCTTTGATGCCATTGAATGGCAAGCGGATCATGGCCCGTTCTTGCCAAAAGAATGTGTTCTTTGAATTACCATCAGGCAAGAAACGGAGTGTGGCACTTTGGCCT